ATTGTGGTCTTGGTGTCCATCCTGCTGGGCGCAATGGCCATGTTCCTTTACTCGGTGACCTACGTCACACAGCCTATGTCCGGCATGGCCCCTATCGACAAAATCTACACCAGCCAGATTTCCACCATTATGGTGTTTATCACCGGCGTGTTGGGTGGCGTGGCTGGCCGCTCAGGAATCAAGGCCGTGGCCAACGCCGTAGCAAGTGCACAGTCCACTGACATTGACGAGACACCCAAGCCATGAGCATCTTCAACCCGTACGTCCTGTTGGGCATCCTGCTGGCGTTGATGGCCAGTTGCACAGGAGGCTACTACAAGGGCAAGCAAGACGAGAACGCTCGCCAGCAGATTGAAATCGCTGCCTTGAATGCCAAGGCCCGGGAGACAGAACAGCGCATGGCAGAGGTCGCTCAAACCTATGCCCAGACTTTGAGGAAAGCCAACGATGTTGCACGCATTAAAGAAACTAAGCTTCGCACTGATCTTGCCTCTAGCACTCTCAGCCTGCGGGTTCCTATCAAAACGCCCGTCTGCCCCATATCAACCGCCGGAGATACCCCCGCTCCCAGTGGAGATACAGAAACAAGAGCCGAGCTTGACGGACGAGTTGCTCAAGCTCTTGTCGATCTCACCAGCCGAGGCGACCAAGCCATCCGCAGTCTCAACACCTGCATCGACCAATACGAAAAAGTAAGGAGCATGAAATGACCCAATTGACCGCTAATTTTTCTTTGCACGAGCTGACCAAATCTGAGACAGCCCTGCGCATGGGCTTTGACAACACACCCGGAGACGTCGAAACAGAAAGCCTGCGCTTGCTGTGTGAAAACGTTCTCCAGCCTGTGCGCGATCACTTTGGCAAAGGCGTCAAGGTGAACTCAGGGTTCCGCAGTCCTGAGAGTAATGCAGCGGTGGGCGGATCGAAGACCTCAGACCATTGCAAGGGCCAAGCAGCCGATATTGAGATACCTGGCGTACCCAATGCAGAGCTTGCGCAGTGGATCATGGACAATTTGGAATACACGCAATTGATCCTGGAGTTCTACACCCCGGGTATACCCGACTCCGGTTGGGTGCACGTCTCATATGACCCAGGTAATCTTAAGAAGCAAGAGTTGACCGCCATGAAAGTCGCTGGTAAAACACAATATGTTCCTGGATTGGTAGCCTAACGTGAAAGCAAAACCCAAAAAATCCACTGTTAACGCTGCGGGCAACTACACAAAGCCAACTCTACGCAAGAAGATCGTGTCTCAGGTAAAAGCCGCTGCGACACAGGGCACTGGCGCTGGAGAGTGGTCGGCCAGGAAAGCCCAACTTGTGGCCAAGAAGTACAAAGCGGCGGGCGGAGGCTACCGAGATTGAAAGCCCCACAGAAATCCCTAAAAGACTGGGGCGACCAAAAGTGGCGTACCAAGTCAGGAAAGCCCTCATCTAAAACGGGTGAGCGGTATCTTCCTGAGGCAGCTATCAAGTCCTTGTCTCCTGCTGAATATGCAGCTACGACCAAGGCCAAGCGCAAAGGTAAGGCGGCAGGAAAGCAGTTTGTGGCTCAACCGAAGAAGATTGCAAAGAAAACAGCGGGGTTTAGGTAAGATATGAAAGTTCAAAAAGCAGCCATTGGAGAAGAAATCAAGAAGTCCTATGCAGGCGGGATGAAGTCCTGTCCCACTGCGACTATGGATGTGTCCTTGAACTTGAAGAACCGCAACCATGCGATCAAAGAGTATGGCTATGGCCCATTGAATCCTGAAGAGCCTTCTACGGAATTCTGGGGCAAGAAGTCAGACATGTGGGGCGTGACGCCACAAGAAGCCAAGAAGTCCAGATGTGGTAACTGCTCTGCATTTATCGTCACACCGCAGATGATGGAATGCATGACCAAGGGCATCCAAGGCGATGAGCCAGAGGGCGAAAGTTACGCCCCTGAAGTGATTGCATCCGGTAAACTAGGCTACTGCGAGCTGTTTGATTTCAAATGTGCGGGTTCTCGCACCTGCGACGCATGGATTGTTGGAGGTCCGGTGAAATAATCATGGCACTTGCACGAATAGTTCTCAAACCTGGTGTAGACAAACAAAACACTGAGTACGGCGCTGAAGGCGGCTGGATTGACTCGGATTACGTGCGCTTTCGCTATGGCCTGCCTGAGAAGATAGGTGGGTGGACTCTCTTTAACCAAGTTGCCCAATACCTTGTTGGCCTGGTCAGTGAGATATATACATGGAACGGTTTGGACGGTTCTCCCTACATGATCATTGGGACGAACAGAAAATTATATGCATTGAATGGTTCCTTGGTAGGCGACGTCACACCTATACGTAGAACAGCGGTTGGGGTGACATTTGACACGATCAACACGTCCACTACGGTCACGGTAAACGACACTGCCCATGGATGTATCGTGGGCGATTTCGTAACGTTCTCCAGTGTGACAGGCAATCCAGGGGGCATCTCCAACGCCAGTCTGACAGGTGAATTTGAGGTGCAACTGGTCCCAAACGCCAACGAATACACCATTGTTTCCCCTGCTGCTGCCACGTCTACAGTTAACGCCGCAGGAACTGCAAACGCTGCGTATCAGATAAACGTAGGCACGGCTGTCAGCACACTTGACTATGGCTGGGGCGTTGGTTCGTGGGGCGCGAGCACATGGGGAACCCCAAGGGTCGCCTCTTCCTCCATAGCTCTTGATTCGCGAGTCTGGCAGTTTGATAACTTTGGCGAAGACGTTGTATGCCAGATTGCCAACGGCGCTATTTATTTGTTTGACACAAGTGCAGGAGTCGTGACCCGTGCGACGGCCATAGCAGGCGCTCCTACAAAGAGCACCTATGCACTTGTGTCTACCCCAGACAGGCACTTGGTGTGCTTTGGAACAGAGGGCATAATTGGGTCTCCGAATACCCAGGACCCCATGTTTGTTCGCTTCTCCAACCAGGAGGACATCAACAGCTTTGTTGAGAGTGCAACAAACACGGCCGGCGGACAACGGCTCACGGATGGAAACCACATCGTTTCTGCCGATCGTTCCAGAGGTCAGATTCTCATTTGGACAGACACTGCTTTGCATGGCATGCAGTACATTGGTCCACCCTACACCTTCGGCTTTCAGCAGTTGGGCGCAAACTGCGGACTGATCGGACCACATGCCTCTGCTGATGTCAACGGCGTGGCCTTTTGGATGGGCAAGGACGCGTTCTTCATGTTTGATGGTACTGTGAAGAAGCTTGCTTGCACTGTGCAAGACTACGTTTTCAAGGACATCAACGTCATCCAAAACGTCAAGGTAAACATTGGCGTCAACACACAGTTCAATGAGGTTACATGGTGGTACTGTTCGTACACATCAGACTACATTGATCGTTACGTCACGTTCAATTACTTAGAAAACGTCTGGTCTATTGGCACCATGTCCCGCACTGCATGGACTGACATAGGAACGTTCAGTAAGCCAACTGCGGCCGAATACCTTCCAAATAGCACCGAAGCTACGATCAGCACCATCAACGGCCTGACCGCTGGACGCTCTTTGATCTACAACCAGGAAGATGGAAAGAACGGCAATGGATCAGCAATCACTGCATACGTCAAGTCCGGCTACTTTGACATTGGTGACGGCGACCAGATGCTGTTCATGAAGCGTTTCATCCCTGACTTCAAGAACCAAGAAGGCAACCTGACTGTTCACTTGCTGTTGCGCCCATATCCACAGGCCACAGCAAGTCCAAGCTCGCTCGACCCGTATGTGATCGCTCCGAACACACAGAAGGTGGATACACGCGCTCGAGGACGTCAGATCAGTTTGCGCATTGAGAGCAGTGACATAGATACCAATTGGCGATTCGGTACGTTGCGCGTTGATATCCAGCCGGATGGATTGAGATGAGCAAGATCACCAACGTTCGACTGCCCAACGCATCGCCTGCCTATGATCCGTCGCAGTTCAACCAACTGGTGCGCTCTCTTGAGCAGATTATTCTTCAGCTTAACAATACGTATACACCTACTACAAGTGATAACTTTAACCAGGCGGTTTCGTTTTACGAGGGAGGCGGCAGTAACCTGGCAGTCAGCGTAGGGCAGAGTGCGTTGCTTCCTCACGGAGCGTTTCACGATACCACTACACAGACCGCCGCCGCGATTAACACAGCCTATGCGGTCACGCTTAACTCGACGGACCACACCTATGCTGTTTACATAGGAACTCCCACATCTAGGATTTACGTTGATGTGGCGGGTGTGTATAACTTTGAGTTCTCAATGCAGCTTGACAAAACAGCAGGCGCTACTGGTATTATTTTTGTATGGGCACGCATTAACGGAACAGATGTTCCTGCCAGCGCCACGCGACTATCAATCCAAGGTACGGCGGCAGAGGTTGTCCCAGCATGGAATTTCTTGTTGGACCTCAATGGCGGGGATTACTTTGAGTTAATGTGGGCAGTAGATGATGATCGCATTCGTATTCAAGCAGAAGCGGCCACGGCGTTTTGTCCCTCCATTCCATCCGTCATTTTGACTGTTACTTATGAATCGGCACTGGGGTAAACATGGCCAATAAATACTTCCGAAAAGCACTGATACCAAGCGCGGCTACTGAGACGTTGATATACGCGGTTCCTACAGGAAACATGACGATTACCAAATCGCTGCGTATCACCAATGCCAACGCATCGCGGGCCACGATTACTGTGTCGCAGTACGACGATGGCGCAGGAGCAGAGCATTTCCTGCTCAAAAGTTACATCTTGGCTCCCAATGCGACCATTGATGTATTCAATGGTGTCCCGCTGATTTTGGACGATTTGGACGAGCTTCGGGTGGAATCTAGTGTTGCAACCGTTCATTTCTATTTATCCTATCTAGAGATAGACAGGAACTAGGGAAATGCGACATAATTACAGCCATATTCGCGTCCTTTCCCGGCGCGCGGCCCATGAGGCCTTTGGCATCAACTGGAAAGGATAATCATGGCGAATGAAGGCATCATGGCGGCTCCCACGTCCATGCAACCCCCAAAGGGCTACATCTCAAGCTTAGACGCGTACAACGCGGCATCTTCTGCCATGCAGGAGACTGATCCACAAGCTTTTAGCCAATACAAAAATACCGTCAGCCAAAAACTCGGCGCACTCAACCTCAAGCCCAGTGAAATCGAGGCATTTGTCACGCTGCTTGAGTACATGTTGCAGTACCCCGACCAGTACAAGGAAATCATCCGTGCTGGTATTGAAGCAGGCGCAATCAAGGAAGGTGACTTCCCTGCTGAGTTTGACCAGTCATTCATTGCCACTCTATTGGCAGCCCTGAACGAGCAACGCATTCAACAGGCACAAAACGTCGCCCCAGAGACCATGGCTCCCGGGCCACAAGAGCCCATGGCGATGAAAAGCGGCGGCCTGGCAGATGCTGCCAAGGCGCTCCAAGCCAAAGGCCGTGGCAAGGACACCATTCTGGCCCACATCACTCCGCAAGAGGCCGAGATGCTGCGTAAAGCAGGCGGCCTTGGGACAACAAACCCCTACACAGGATTGAGAGAGTATGGCTTTTTCAAAGACGTATGGAATGGCGTCAAGAGTGTTGGCCAAAGTGTTGTCAACACCGTAAAAGAGGTTGCCAGCAGCCCTATTGGCAGGATTGCTTTGGGCATTGGCTTGACCATGGCCCTTGGTCCGGCTGGCCTGAATCTAGGTATTGGCGCGGCTGGCACCGGTGCTTTGGTGGGTGGTGGCATAACCGCACTGAGTGGTGGAAATGCAAACGATATCCTCAAAGGCGCTGCGCTCGGTTTTATTGGTGGTGCGCTTTCTCCTACTGTCAGCGGCTATATGCCTGGTGCAGCGGGTAGCGTACTCAATCAAGGCTTCACAGGCGCAGCATTGGGAACAGGCCTGGGCCTTGCCACGGGCATGTCTGCAAAGCAGGCTTTGAAAGCAGGCTTGGTTGGTGGAGCAACTGGCGCGGCTGTGGGCTATGGCCAACAGCAAGGGTATCTACCTGGAGGTGCTGCGGCCGGCGGACCACGGCCCGAGACCCCTGTCGAAGCAGTGACAGATGGATCAAACTTGTCTCTTGCCCCAATTGAGTCCACTGGACCTGTGGGCACCGCAACTGAAAACCTTCCTTTGTCTGTGACGGACAAGTACTCTCCGTATTACACAGGAGAACCTGCCGCGCCCGTAGATAACTTTGCGATCTCGCAGCAACAGGCGAACATGGTTTCGCAGCTGCCTGATTACACGCCCAACCTGTCCGCACAGTCACAATACCTGATGGACAGGGCCCCAGGCGACTACAGCCTAAACACCGCCTCTGACTATGTCCAGGCACGGGGAATGTCTCCTGGTGCAGGATTGGGTATGCAAGGCCCTCAGCCTGTTTCTTTGACGGATTTCAATCCCCCTCCTGGAGGACAAGGCCTCTTGAATGCAGGAATTGGAAGAGCTCCTGGAATGATCATTCCTCAGCAAGACCTTAACTTTGTTCCTGTGGAAGACAGAAGCACAATGTCCACTGGAGACTTTGGACGCACAGGCCCTGCTCCAGTAGAAGACAGAAGCACAATGTCTCCTGGTGCAATGTACGAGAGAGCATCTAATGCCGTGACGGGCGCATACGATGAGTATTTGTCTGCAAATCGCACAAGCGTGCAACAAGCAGAACAGAATGCTTTGTTGAAAGCTGATCAAGCCGTGGCTGATTACCAAGCAACTTCCCGTAATCCGACCCGAATGGGAGCAGAGGCTGCATATAAGGCTGCATATGAGGCCAACTCTCCAGGCTTCTTCACCAAGTATGCCCCTCTGGCAGGAGCAGCTCTGGGTGCCACATATTTGGCCGGTGGATTTGACAAACCTCCAACGAACGACAAGCCTGTATACAACCCTGCTTACACGGGAACGAACTACATGACGGACAACCCGCAGTTGTTCTCTGGTAGTTTGTACAACTACCAATCTCAGGGTGCAGGCGCATACGACCCCTATCGCACAACCACCTATGCAGGCGGACAGGGAGAAGTTGCTCCTGGTGTGGTTACGCCTACTGGAATCATGCAAGCACAGTACTCTCCTGAATATGGCCGCCGCCGAATGCAGCAGTCGATTCAGCGGTACTACTCGCCGCTCATTGGCACCGCAGAGCCCATCATGGCGGCCAAAGGCGGATCGATCAGGGATTTCCCACGCAAGACTGGACCGATCAACGGCCCAGGAACAGGGACTTCAGACGACATTCCGGCCATGTTGTCGGACGGCGAATTTGTGTTTACCGCCAAGGCCGTGCGCAACGCGGGCGGCGGAAGCCGTCGCAAGGGTGCCGCACGCATGTACAAACTTATGAAATCGCTTGAAAAAGGCGGAATGGTGAAAGGCTGATCATGGCGGATACCACAACAACACAACAAATTGTCCGGGAAGCCCCGGAGATTGAAGCGTATAAGCTTGACCTACTGAGACAAGCTAAGGGATTGGCCTTCAATGAAGGCCGCACACCTTTGGCAGAGCAACTCCCCGGTTTCAACGTAGCCGGCTTTGCACCTGCCCAGCAAACAGCAATGAATGCTGCGATCGGCCAAGGGATTGGCGCTTTCGATCCCTATCTCACCAGTGCCAATCAAGCAGTTGGCCAAGCCTATGGCACCACAGGCGAAGCAGCCAATGTGTTGCGTGGCGCGGACACCAGAAACCAATACGGCGAAGCCCAAAATGTCTTGAGCGCAGGCATCGGTGCCTTGGCACAAGGCGGCGGTCAGTACGACCCCGGTATGGCCGCGCAGTTCATGAATCCGTATCAGGCCATGGTCACGCAACAGGCTTTGGCAGAAATGCGCCGTCAAGGCGATATTGCACGTCAGGGTACTGCCGCTCAAGCGGTCCGTGCTGGTGCCTTTGGTGGCACACGCGAAGGCGTACAGCGTGCAGAGATGGAGCGTGGCCTGCAAGACGTCATGGCACAGCGCATCATGCAAGATTACGCACAGAACTATGCCCAAGCCCAACAGGCCGGCATGGGCACCTTTGAGGCTGCCAAGCAACGGCAACTGGCTCTTGGCCAAGGTCTTGGCCAAGCGGCTTCAAACATCGGTGCATTGGCTGGCCAAGAGTTTGGCCAGGGACAACAAATCGCCAGCGGTCTTGGCCAAATAGGCGCACAGATGGGCCAGTTGGGTATCCAACAAGGCGCTCTTGGTCAAACCGCACAAGCAATGCGCCAAGGCGACATCAACTTCTTGTACAACGTCGGCCAGTCTCAGCAGGCGATGAACCAACAGCAGTTGGATGCACAGCGCGCAACAGAACTGCAAAAGGTATATTCGCCCTACCAACAGGCGGCCTTCTTGTCGGACATTTACAAAGGCGCACCATCTACTCAGATGTCAACGGCGGCGGTCAGCCAGCCTTCTGCAAGCCCATTCCAACAGGCTTTGGGAGTGGGTTTAGGTGTAGTGTCAACGGCCGCTGGGGCAAAGAAAGCTGGACTCTTCTAAGAGGGCAATATGAAGAACAAAATGATGGAAAAAGACGTCGAAAACATGGGCATCATGGCCGGTTTCAAGGACATGATGGAGATGGAGGACGACGACATGGAGGACACAAACGAAGAGGACCGTGTTGCCTCTGAGGTCATGGGCCGTTCTCCAAAGTCCCCAGAGATTTTGATGAACAACCTGCGCGGTGACATGCGCTCCATCGACGCTCGTATTGACGAGTTGGCCGACATGGTCGGCTATCGCGCGGCCAAGGACACGCCCCAAGAAGTGCTGGCACTCTTGCAGCCCGTTCTTGCTCAACAGCAAGGCATTGGTGCAGCACCGGCTTCAGCCGAGTTGATGCAAGGCCCACAGCCTCCAATGGCACCTCCTCCAATGCCCCCTGGCACACCTGGTGGCATGCCTCCTGAAATGATGGCGGCGATGATGGGCGGCCCCGGCGGCCCACAAGGCATGACTGGTCCTCCTCCACCTGAGACGGGAGGCATTGCTGGCGCACCTCCTATTGCCATGGCAAGAGGCGGCTATGTTCAAAATTTTCAAGCGGGGTCTACTGAGGACGGAGTGACCCCTGCCGAAACAGTCCCTGAAAAAGAAGAGCCTTTGTTTCAATACCCTGCTGACTTGATTGTTGCGGCCAAAGAAGGCATGCAAGGGTTCTTGCAAAAGCAGCCACAGGTACTTCCTGACTTGGCAACGCTGACCCGTCAGCGTGAGCCTGCCTACCGCACAATCCTTGGGGACACCAAGGGCGCGAGCGAAGCGCAGATGTTGTTTGCTCTTGGCCAACGGGCCTTTAACTTCGGCGCAAACGTCGATGACCAAGGACGTCCATTGCGCGGCAGCTTTGTTTCCCGTTTGTCTGGTGCTGTCAGAACACTGCCTCAAGACATGATGGCTCGTGTGGCAGAGATCGACAAAGGCGAACGCGCCATTAAGCTGGCCGCGTTGCAAGCGTCCGAGAAGGACATCGATCAAATCCAGGCGGCCAACAACGAACTGATCAAGCAAAAGAGAGCTTTGTTCAGCGACGTCATCAAGTCCGAGGCTCGCATTGCGGCGGAAAAAGAAAAGCAAAAGGGCAAGACCGCAAAAGGCCCATTTGGCACAGGCGTGGCCGGCGAGACCTTGAACATCTTCACCAAGATGGCACCGGACTATGCGGCTGGAAAACTCACGCCAGAGGACGAGCGCATCTTCTTGACTGCTGTGACAGACTACACACAGGAACAACAAATCCCTGTCACCGATCCTGTCACAGGCGCAATCTCTTACCGGACACAACGCAATCAGCTCCCTGACTTTGTACGTTCGGCATTGGGCTTGCGCGGCACGAGCGCCCCCGCAGGAAGCGTTCAACCAAAGCCTGGTGCAGGCAAGAAATCTGGCGAAGGAGAAACCCCCGGAACCATTTCCACGGCTCCCGGAACACTGCCTGCTAATGTGC